CCAATTGTGCATGAAGGACAGTAAGTGATAATTGAAACTCCAGCACTCTGGCTTCCGTCTTACACCCAGGGCTTTGCTCGCTCTGCGGCCGAGGCTGCGAATCCGGGGTTGTGGACGGGATTGGTTGGATTGTGGGTACCGAGTCTTGGTCCTACTGGTCTGACGCTGTTCGATCAAAGTGGCTATCGCGATGACGGCACGCTGACGAACATGGAGCCGGCGACGGATTGGGCAATTAGCTCGATGGGATCTGTCTTGGAGTTGGATGGAGCGAATGAGTACGTGAGCGTGCCGAGTGCGTTGTCTCAGTGGTCGGGACAGGTTCACACGGTCAGTGCGTGGGTCCGTTGCGATGCCTACGACGCGAACGGTTTTGTGTTTTTTGGTACGAACACCGGCGACAATGTATATTGGCAAGTACAAAACGATACCAGCGTTTGGATTGCTGCACAACCTTTGGTTGTACCTGAAACACATTTCGCTGATGGTAAATGGCACCTCTTGTCGTGGGTATCGAAGGGTGCTTCTGGAATAGAGTTTTTTCGTGATGGTACTTTGTTGGCATCTAGTGGGGATGTATCAACGAGTGTCCCTTCTGGCAGTAAAAACTTTGCGATTGGTGATTGGATTGGTAATTTGGCAGCAACCTGGACGCTGAATGGTGCAGTAGGTCCGCTCGCTGTGCATAACAGGATTCTAACAACCGATGAAATCCAACCCCTCTACCGCGACCCTCACGCCATCGTCCGGCCGATGCAGTATATACCATTAGTGCCATCAGGTGCTCCTGCAGGTATTGATGGAGACATTATACAAATTGTACCACAATGGGTAGCTTAGTGAAGAGTAAAAACAGAATCTGGTGGATTGCAAGTTATCCTAAGTCAGGTTCAACATGGATGAGGATGTTTATCAATTCATATGTAACAGGATTTCCAATCAATTTAGTTTCAGCGTGGCAGTATGTTACTGGTGATTTACAACCACAGATGTATCAGGTTACATCAGTGCAGCCTGTTACAGAATTAGAAGATCCCGATCCAATTTACTATCGACCAGCGGTTTTAATGAACCATCTTTATATGTCCGCATCGCAGGATCTTACGCTCAAAACACATCATGCAAAGCTTGAAGTTGATGGAATACCGTTAATACCACCGAAGTTATCCAAAGGTGCATTGTATATTATTCGAGATCCTCGTGATGTTGTGAGTAGCTTTGCAGATCACATGGGACAAAGTATTGATGAAACTGTAGATGCTTTGTCAAGAAATGATCAGATTATACATAAGAAAAATTGTAATCTGTATCATTTTTTAGCTAGCTGGTCAACTCATGTAGATTCATGGACAGTACATAATAAGGACATTCCAACTCAAGTTGTTAGATACGAGGACTTACTTACTGATCCAGAAAAGTATTTTACATTATCAATGAAAGCGTTAGGTCTTGATCCTTCAGATAAAGCAAGATTTAAGTTTGCACTTGAACAATCACAGTTTTCTAACCTAAAAAAACTTGAAGAAGATAACGGCTTTCGTGAAAAGGGAAAAGGTGAAAAGTTCTTTAGGAACGGAAAGTCTGGGGAGTGGCGAAATACACTAACAATGGAACAGGCAAAAAAGATTACTGATAACCACAGTTACGCTATGGAGCGCTGGAATTATTCTGTTTAGGAGGCCAAAATGGCTGTAAACACAAACATTACAATTGCGATGGCTATTGCTGCACTTGATGTTATAGTTGATAAACTTGATGTTGGTACAGCAGCGAATGCAAGGTTAAGAATCTACAGTGGTGCTCAACCTGATAGCCCTGATGATGCTGTTGGTACAGGTACATTGTTAGCCGAGATTGACCTTGGTACTGCAGCCATTTTTGGTGCTGCTGCAACTGGAACAGGTGGTTCAGCAAACACAGCAGTCGCTACTGCAGCAAACTTACCCAAAACTCAAACAAGTGCAACTGCATCAGGTACTGCTGCTTGGTTTAGGGCTGTAGATAAGGATGCTGGTTCAGTGATTGACGGATCTGTAGGTGCAGCAGATGCTGACTTAATTCTGAACAATACGTCGATTGCTTCTGGTCAGGAAGTGTCGATTAGCTCTTGGATAGTTAAGCTTCCTAAGGAATAAAAGTGGCTAATCATCCTATTGGTTGTGAAGCTGTTGGTGAAGTGCAAGTAGCTGGTGCTGCTGTGCAAACGCTACCTGTATTGGCTCAGGTTATTGCAGGTAATGTTGGTGCTATTGGTGTTGTAGTTCAAACGCTGCCTGCTCTTTTGCAAGTGGCTGCTGGCAATGTTAGTAGTGTTGCTACTGTCGCACAGACGATCCCTACTCTTAATCAAGTATCAGCTGGAAATGTTGCCAGTGTATCGGTAATAGTTCAAACTATTCCATCACTGCTACAAGTTGCATCTGGAAACATTGGCAGTGCAGCAGTTATATCTCAAACTATACTACCTCTAGCACAGTCTGTTGCTGGAGGTGTTGGTAGTATATTAGTTATATCTCAAACACTGCCAGTTCTTGAACAGGCTGCAGTTGGTAATGTTGGTGCTGGTATTGCAAATATCAGTCAAACACTACCATTACTTGCACAATCATGTGCTGGTAATGTTAGTATCTTAGCAGATGTTATTCAGACAGTACTTCAGTTTCAACAAAGTGTAACTGGTATTAATGGCGTTGGTTTAGTAGGAACATTATCGCAAACGATGCCATCGTTTAGTCAAATAGCTTTTGGTGGTGGAATAAATGAAGACACTGCCAGTGTATTCTACACACCACGATTAAATCGTCCTCACTACCAGCCGAAGAAAGTATAATGGCTGCTATTGATGAAAGAATACGAGCTGCTGTTACGGAGAGAATTGAAGCTTCTCCGACAGGAGATTTTCTGTCCGTTTGGACTAACTTCAATCCGCACAGATATATAGCTCCAGGAACTCCTCCTAACGATGGGTTATGGAATGAGCCGGGAGGTGGATTTACACGAAATACTAACTGCTGGGCTAAAGACCTTGATTGGTCCGGTGTTGGATCGTATAGGCAAGATGGACAGGGTGGACGATGGGGATGTTGTGCTGCTGTTAGTCCACGTCATGTAATTACAGCTGCTCATGCTGGCGCTCCCAGTAGTAATGAAATTAATTTTATTCTTCACGATAACAGCGTATATACAGCAACGATTGTAGGTACTGAGGATCTTCCTGGCGTATGGCCTATGGATATTCGTGTTTGGTATTTAGATGAGGATTTACCGAATACAATTAGATGGTATAATGTATTGCCATTAGACTGGGATAACCTACTCGCATATAATTCAGATGATTTAGGTTTAGTTCCAGAACCAAGCACTACAAACAGCTTAACTGCAAAAGCGTTAATTTATACAAATCAAGATAGAGAGGCTCATGCTGCCATTGTACTAAATCATTTGCCGTTTCCAAAGGTACTATCAGCAACCAATTGCACAGGACAAACTCCAGATTGGGCTCCGTATTACGAATCACCTGTTGCCGGTGACAGTAGTTCACCAATGTTCTTAGTTGTAGATGGTAGAATGTTTTTAATGGGATCAGTAATGTCATCGTTTATTTTAGCAACAAAGATAAATGATCCTGATGAAATTACAGCAATTAACACTGCAATGGCTACTCTCGATGCAGCAGGCGATAATACAGGCTACACATCCCTCACTCATGGTGATTTAGCTGTAGGTGATGTAACTTCATGTTTTTTCTTTTATCCTAGAAAGAACATTCCACATTTTATAGCAAAGGGAAGTAATATGAGTGAGATTATATCACCTGAGGAGCCTACAATTGTTGTAGGGGAAGTATCAAACTTTGCTGTATCGTTTGATGATGTGTTAGATAAAGGGGAGTTAATTACAGGAACCCCTGTAGTTACAGAGGTAACAAGTAGCGATTTAACATTTACAGATCAGCGAAGTAATTCATCTGCATTTACGATGGATGAGCATAGGTATGAAACTGGTAAAGTAGCATTGTTTAAGGTATATGGACAAATAGTTGCTAACACTCCCTATACACTTAAAGTACAAATAACAACAGATGCAACTCCTGCTCAAACTAAAATACGTGGAGTTACATTTTCTGTGGAGGACATAACATAATGGCTAAAGGTATAGTATGGTCTGTTCTTTTATGTTGTAACTGTAAAACTGGATGGTTTACAGTAATTAACAATGTATCGTATTGCATTTGTTGTGGAGTCAAATTTGAGGGAGTAGAAACTAATGGCTGATCCAGTTGCTTCTGAAGTAGTCTCCACATTAAAAGCCGCAATGGCTGCTTCTCCAGGCGTGAATGAACTACTCATCGACGGGATTAGAGTAGTTATAAACCAAGATTCACTAGAATACTGGGAAAGGCGAGCTGCAGCTGAAGAATCACCTACAACTCGTCCAGTAGCAGCTACAGTCAAATTAAATCACGGTGATTAGTATGTTAGGGTTAGAAAAACTAAAACGATTAGTATTTGGCTACGACGCCACTGTTTCCACTACTCGTCGCAGGTCACCTAAAAGTGATGTTAAGTCAGAGGACGATCATCTTAATGCTTCGGAGCGTAGGAAACTTATATCGACTACTCGTGATCTTAGGCGTAATTTTGCACTTACAGCGTGGATGATTAGAAAGCACCTGGATTTTGTAGCTACTCATACTTTTCAATCAGTAAATAGAATTAAAGAACTCGATAATCAAATTGAAAATTTAATGAAATGGTGGGGACAAAAGCGAAACTTTGATATATCAAAAAAGCACAGTCTACGACGATTTACTCGTCTTGCAGAGGCAGGTCGAACAGTAGATGGTGACTTTTTCATTTGGAAGTCAAGACGAGGATATGTTTCTGGTATTGAGAGTGATCGTATTGCAAATGCTAGTGGCACTGGTTTATCTGCTAATGAGTTTAGAAAGTACAACAGAGGAATTAGAAAAAGTGCTTCAGGAGAACACATTTCCTATATGCTAAATGATAGAATCCATGGTGGTGGATCGTTGAAGTTTAGTAAAATACTATCAGCTCGTGACACAATACAATTTGCATACTGGGATAGAATAGATCAGGATCGTGGTATCAGCCCAATGGCTTCTGGTATCAATTCCAGTCAAGATGTCAATGAGTCAATCATTTATGCTTTGGCGAGAGCTAAAGTAGCTCAACTATTTGCCTTTGCAATGAAGAGACAGTCTGCTGATTCAGCTGGAGAAGTAGAAGGTGGAACTGATGCTGATGATAACGAGGATAAAAGTGCATTTACAATTGACTTTGGTAAGGGTCCAGTAATTCTTGATCTTGGACCAGATGATGAGGCGAAGTTTTTAGAGACTAACCTCCATCTTGAGGACTTCAAGACGTTCTTGATAGCCGTAATTTCATTGGCTCTCAAGTCACTTGACATTCCATATTCTTTTTATGATGAGTCATTTACCAACTATTCCGGAGCCCGGCAAGCGCTATTGTTATACTTCCAATCGGCAGCAGAAAAACAGAAGGATGTTCAAGAACTCCTTGACGAGTTGACATATTGGCGGTTGACCTTGTGGGTAATTGACGGTATAATTACACTGCCACCCGGTATGACCGTCGCCGACCTTATATGGGAGTGGCGACCTACTGGTATCCCGTGGATTGATCCGCTGAAAGAAGTTAAGGGAGATAATGAAGCGGTTGAGGGAGTACTTACTTCCAGACAACGTATTGCAAGACGGTCGGGTAACGACTTCTGGGAAATACTGGCAGAGAGAGCGGAGGAAGATAAAGCTATTGCAAAGGATCTTCCTAGCCAAAAGAAAGAATTAGATGCCGATGCTTTAATTCAAGCTATTGCAGTTAAAGCAGCTGAAATAATAGATAATCAAAAAGAATCCGAAGAGGATGATAATAATGAATAAACAGTTCAAAGCAAAAGATTGTTCATTACGCGATACAGGTTCTAAATTCCAGTTTGGAGAGATAGAACCAACAGCTGACGGCGAAGGATACTCCATCCCTGTCAAAATGACAATTAGGACGAATACTCCAGTTCAGCGATGGGGGTATGATGTTTACCATGAACATAGTGGTATGGTGTATAAGGATAAGGTTAATATCGACTTTATTCATGGTGAATCTAGTATTCCTGATTCTTTATCATCAGGATTTCTTGATAAGTTTGATATTAGCAATCAAGAAATCAATGCCTCTGGTAAACTTGTCAGTATTCAATCAGGTGATCTAGTTGACATTACTGTCAAAAAGATGCAAGCTGGCATTCCAATGGAATCGAGTATATTTTTCGGTGGGAATGGTATTAAAGCAGAAGAATTCGGAGCAGGCACAGAATTCAAAGTCAATGGCGAGAATCATGAAGGTCCTGCCATTGTCTTTCGCGAGTGGCCCCTACGTGGTGTAGCGATTTGTCCATACGGAGCCGATAATTTGACCTCTGCTAGCTTGGCGCTGTCAGAGGAAACAGTAAGTATTGAATTTACTAATAAGGAGAATGCAATGGGAGATAAGACCCCTGAGCAAATCCAGAAGGATAATGAAATGAAGATCGCTGATTTGGAGGCTAAGTTAGCAGCCAATGACGACGGTAATCAAAACGATCCAACTGGACAGGATTTCCTTGACGCTTTTAGTGACAAGGGAGGTACTTGGTTTGCAGAGGGTAAAACCTTTGAGGAAGCTCAGCTGCTATATATCGCTGAGTTGAAAAGTGAAAATGAAAAACTTTCAGGTCGTTTAGCTGCTGTCCATCGAGGTGGAGAGGATGATGACGCTCCTGGAAGTCAGGATGCGGATCTTCAGCTTGCTCAAAAAGCAAAGGTTGATGTAAGAGAGTCCTTTGATAAGCTATCACTGAAGATTAGTCCCCGGCTTGCTTTGTTTGCCGGTGGTATTGTTCTTCCTGGTGAAAAGCCTAAGCCTAAGAGTACTCGTGACCATCTCACTGGTATCTATAGAGAGATTATTAGTGAGGTTGCGGATGCTAAAAGAGGTATGAGTAAGAAGTTTGCAAGTCCTACTCTAATTGACATTGCAATTCACAATGCTGCTGATGGAGCAGTAGGTCTCATTGATGAGACTATCGAAGCCCATCCTGAGTTGGATGTTCTACCGGCTAGAACAATTGCAGGTATCAACTATAAGACATTGGTACGTACTACGTTGCCAACAGTTGCATTTCGTAATGCTGCTGAGGGTACTGCTGCGACAAAGGGTACTTATGTCAATCGGTTAGTTGAGACTTTCATTATCTCTCCTAATTGGCAGGTTGATAAGGCTGTTGCAGATCGCCATGAGGATGGTGCCGAGGCTCTTATTGCAGTTGAAGCTGGAGCAATCATGGAAGCTGTAATGCAGCATCTTTGCTCAGTATTCTACTACGGTCGAATTGATACTAATGTCCATGCGACCGCTGGTGATGCAAAGGGATTTCACGGTCTTCATAGTCAACTTGGATTTGTTGTTGCTGAAAACATCCTTGTTGATGCTGAAGGAAGTACTGCAACAACTGGATCGTCTGTTTGGATGGTTAAGGGCGGTGCTCAAGGTGTTCAATGGGTATGGGGTAATGATGGCTCTCTCAGTATGTCACCTGTACGAGAGGAGCGTGTTACTGATAGTGGTGGTACTAATCAATACACCGCTTACTTCCAGGAAATGCTTGCGTATCCTGGATTACAAATTGGCAGTACTCAGTGCATTGGTCGAATTGGTGAAGCGACAGAGGATTCCGCCGACGGTGTCACTGACCAAAGGCTTGCAGACCTCTGGTCCCAGTTCCCTGTTGCAAAGAAGCCCGACCATATCTTTATGAGTCGAAGATCCCAAAGGCAACTACGTGATAGTCGTATTTGGGCTACTAATGGCACTGTCATTGAAAAGGGCCAGCCTGTCCCATTTGATTATTCGTGGGAAGGTGTTCCTATTCATATTACCGATGCAATTGAAAATACCGAAGTTATCGGTAAGCTTTCCTAATATAGAAAGGAGAATAGTAGTATGTCTACTGAAAAGAATATAGCAAATCAACCTGACCAACATCTGCTGCAGGAGAAAGGGTTGAAAGCAGCTGCACTTGCATTGCCAGCTGATACTGCTCTCGATTATGGAGCAGATATTGATCTTGGTTTTGAGTTACCAAATACCAAGGATGCAAGACTTGATGATGTATGGGTTTCACTACATTTGCCAGCAATGACAGTTGCATTATTAGCTAATGGTGAAACTGTTATTGCTAACATTTACGCTGGTACAGCTGCTAGTCCCACTTTGGAGATCATTGGTGGTGCGCTTACAGTTGAAGGCGTAACTGCAGTCGATCCTTCTGTTGCAATTACAAAGAATGTCAAGTTGCCTGCTAATTGTCCAAGGTACATTCGTGCTGGCGTTATTGCTAGTACATCATCGGCTAAGAATGTGTATGACCTTACTGTAGGTCTCGTGTTCTAGGAAATTACATGGCGGATTTCCTACAAAATGCTGCAGCCAGTCTCTCTCTGCTTATGCCTCGCAGAACTGTGGAGTATAAGCAGGGAGGGACTTCTTTGTCTATTCAAGTTACAGTAGGTAGATCAACTGTAGAATGGACAGATGAGGATGGTTATAGAATGAAAGGGGAGCTACGCAATTACTTAATTGACCGTTCTGAGTTGGTAGTAGAAGATGAGGAGATTAAACCTCAAGAAGGAGATACAATTTTCGACGACAACAATGGAGATGATACTACTTACATTGTAGTGGGCACTGCTGGTATGGCATGGAGGTGGGTAAGTCGGTATCATAAGCAATACCGAGTGTTTGTAGAAGAACGTAGTGAGATGGGAACATGAGTAGAGCCACTGTACTCGGCGACGCCATTGTTGATAATCTTAATGATGCGGTAGCTACAGGTACATTTTCGCAAACATTCAAAGCGGAGCGAGTATACAATGTAACATTTGATCTAAAAGATCATAAAAATCTTCAATTGTCAGTAATGATACCAAGGATAGTGCAATCTATTGTCTCTCGCATTGGAAACCAGGACCATACACAAGTCTCAATTATCATAGGAAAACATTGTAAGCCGGAAAGTCTTTCGGATATTGATCCGTTGATGACATTTGTTGAGGAGATAGCAGACCACTTTAGAGACTTGAATTTTGGTAGTGCATCTTGGAAAAGTACAGAAACGGTGATTCCTTATAGTCCAGAAGATATGATGGAACATAGACATTTTGCAGCGGCTATTCATCTAATCTACGATATAACTTGGAAAAACACATAATGGTTAGGTTAATCAAAACACCTGATTACTCTAGTGTCTATATTCCAAGAGCGCATATGCCTAGGATACAGGCTAAGGTGCGTGTACGATTTGTGAACAAAGGGCATCGAGTAGTTGATTTTGCTAATAGGTGGAAAAGATCGTTTCTAAAGCGCTCCGGTGCTGCTATTCGTATGTGGGTTATTAAGAGTTTCAGACGACGAGCGAACAAAGCTACACATTCTCCAAAAGGAAAACCTCCTTACCTCCATGATACTAAAGCATCGTTTATTAAGAAGGCAATAGGCTATGCGGTAAACTATAGTAAAAGCATGGTGTTTGTAGGGGTACTGTGGAGTGTAGCCCATAAATGGGGTAAGATGCACGAGTTTGGTGGTTTGTGGCCGGAGAAGAAAAAGAAATCAGGTGGATCACGTATGGTGTATTATCCTCCTCGACCTTTTATTCGTCCAGCATTTGAGCGTTGGAAGAGTGTTGACAATACCCATGTTAAAAGTTCAATGAGGGCTATTATGAAAAGTACAAAAGAGTGGGCATATAAACTGTAATCACAAGGAGCCTAACCATGGCTGATATTGTTATTCCGTTAGGAAAAGACGCTGCTATCTATTATGGTATTGCAGGTACACAGCCTGATACCAAAGAGGATGTATTCGATTCAATTCGAGATTGTAATATGATCTTGAATAAATCTGAAGCATCCGCAAATCGTAGAGCATTTCCAAATTGGGAAGATTCTAGGTCAGCTAGAAAAACTCTCCGCCTTACATGGGATCTTGTAAATGTAATTGTTGATGAAACTACAGGAACTGAGGATGATGCAGTTGATCTTCTTAGATCGACATTTATGAGTGATGTGTATGGTGGACAGGTTGGTATTGCACTTTATGCAAGGTCGGTTAATCAAGACCGCCCCGTTGCTGCAGCAGTTAACGTACAGGGCGGACCTTGGGCTGACTTTCTCATTACTCGTTTTGAGCGTACTGAAAATAGTGATGAAATACAGGTGTATTCTGTTGAAGCTGCGGTTACACTAATTCATGGTATCAATCCAAGTTGGGTTAATACTGTGCCTTCATAAAAGGAGATACCAATGGGTATAGGAACTATAAGTGGAACTATCAATGTGGCAGGAGTAGGATTTCCTTTTCATCTTACAGAGGAAGACGAAGGAGTTGTTCTACACCAAGTTACAGCTCCAATGGCATATGCTGCAGTTGTAACGTCAGGTGTTGGTACTAAAGCAGGAGTTATTACAACTACCGATACTTCTCCAACTATCACAACAGATGATTATGTTGATATATATTGGGAAGTTGGAGGGGTAAAAGGTGTTCTCTATAATGCCGATGTGTCTAATGTTACAGCTGGAGCTGTTACAGTTATCGACACTAATGGGATGGGTGACAATCTTCCAGCTAATACATCAGCATGTATTATTGCTGTACATCAGGTAATAGCAGGTGAGTTTGAAGGTGGCGATGCTAGTATCCTCGCTGTACGATGTAACGCTGGTAGATCATACGTTGTATTTGCAGAGGGTAGTGAGGCAGCTGGATCAGCACACTTTGCTCACGATGTACCGGATGGTGAAGGTTGGGTATGGTCTGAGGGATTTAATGGCATTACGAATCCTATTGCAGGACATACCATTGACAACATTTGGGTGTCTACAGCGGATGTCACAGCAGATCAGCTAATAACTGTCGGTATTCTTTACGACAGCGTTTCATAAGGAGAAATAAAATGGCTAGAGCTGACTTTAGGCTCAATACATATCTCGGTGGTACTACAATTCCATTTAATGGAAAAGCGGAAGAAGGTGGAGGTATTACAGAAGAGGGACTACTGTATCCATCTTTTGCTGCTGATATTGACAGTGGAGGTACAACTGTTGATGCAGTTTTTAATTGTGTTGATGATGAGGAATTTTCAGTTGGTGATCGCGTTTCATTTTGGTGGGCAAGTGGTGTATCTCGGGAACATGGGGGTACTGTAACTGTTTCAGCTGCCAATCAAGTTACAGTTACTGGATTTGATGGAGCACTACCAATAGATACAACATCTGGTAAACTGACGAAAGTTACAGAGTTTAGTACTGCATTTGATGGTGATGATCTTGCATGTATTGCAGCTTCATGTGATGCAGCTGCTGTGTTTCTCATCAGGGAAGCCATTAATCTAAATACATCAATTGATCTTGTAGCTGGACTTCCTTGGTGGTGGATGGAGGATATGGGATTCACTAATCCAGTTGCTAGTGATGATATAGCGTTTCTAGCATTTGTAATGTACGATGCTGTAGGAACAGAAAAAGTAAAAATTGGTATTGTACTAGATGATGAAACTTAATTGAAAGGTTGCAACCACCCATGCACAAGTTCACAGACGATGTGGAGGATATCGAGTCAAGGCTAAATGTAAACCTCTTTGAGCCAGTTGGAGATGGAGAAGAAATCACAGGTGCTCTATCACTCATTGCTCCAATTTCCACTGACAATATCAAGCGGTTCGCTAACATCCTCTTTATCCTCTGCGAGGATCAGTGTAAGTCACTTGAAATTACGGATAAAGAATTTGGTAAGGGACTTGGAGCCAGTTTTGGTAATGCGTACAAAGTATTCCAGGATGAATGGATCCTTTTTTTCCAAAGCCTCTCCAGGACGGACCTGGTAGAGGTGATGAAAAAGATACCGGAGATGATGGAGATGCAACTAAACGAGGTAGCGGAAAAGATAAAGAACACTACAAGGAAAGACATATTAGAGACAAGTGGTCAGAACAAAGAACAGTCAAAGAACTTCTCTACGGATTAGGAGGATATATAGGACTAAACCCTAGACCATTTACTTTCCGTCAGTTACTCATAATGGCAGATGGAAAGGATCACAATGAGTGGTTTCAAGTAGCACGAGTAGTCACTGAAATACACAATGTAAATTGCACAAAGAAAAGCGACATGATAGACTTCCGCCATGTGCATCCTCATTACATCAGTGAATCAATCAAAGAAAGTGAACGAGGTCCTACTTCAGAAGAAGTAGCGATGATTAAAAGAGAATTAAACTCATGGGAATGCAGTCAAACATAAAAGCAGGAGAAGCATGGATTAGTCTAGGGTTGCTCACTGAAGACTTCGATAAGCGAATTGCATTACAGGCTAGAAAGTTCCAAAATCTAGCTCGTAAAATGCAATCTATTGGGCGACAGATGGCTGTGGCGGGCCTTGTATTCTCAGCCCCATTTCTGGTGGCTACAAGAGCGTATGCCGCGTATTCTAAGCAGCTGGCATTTGTGGCCACCATGCTGGACAAACCTGAAAGACACATGGCGAGATATTCTAAAACCCTCCGTGCTATGTCTGTTGAGTTTGGGCAGTCAACTAAAGAGCTCTCCGATGGATTATATGATATTCTATCGGCAGGTTTCGCAGCTGATGGAGCGTTGAAGATACTTAGAGTTTCAGCAGGAGCAGCTCTAGGTGGTATGACTGATACCAAGACAGCGACTGAAGCTATTGTCTCAGTACTACTCGGATATGGTTTAGCGGCAGAACATGCTGCTGAAGTATCCGACGCATTGTTCATGACTGTTAAACGTGGTAGAGTAACATTTGGAGAATTAGCAAGCGATATCGGAAAGGTAGCATCTATTGCGGCTGCTCTTGGAATAGAGATGGATCACTTAATGGCCTCCATCGCTGTTATTTCAAAGGGATTGAAAGGTCCAGAGATTATTGTTGCTCTTAACAACATCTTAGCAGCGTTTTATGCTCCTGGTGCAGAAACAGAAGAAATGGCTGCTCTGCTGAAGAAAGCTGGAATTGCAGATGTTTCCATGGAAGGAATTAGGGAAACTCCAGGTGGATTCAGGACCATTATGAAAACGCTGCTAACAAAACTGGGTCCTAAGCAGTTAGCTGAGCTCTTTCCAAGTAAACGCGCTATGAAGGGTGTCATGCCATGGCAAGCAGCGCTTAAAGACTTCGATATGATCTTTGATTCATGGGCTGATAAACTAGGAGAAGCTGACAATGCTATGGAGAAGGTAAGAGCTTCATTTGGTTTCTTCATCGACCAGTTGAAGCAAGCTGGTGTACTTGTATTCAGCTACATGGGAGAAGCGTTAGCAGGAAGTATTAAAGGTGCAAAAAATGAAATTCTTTATGCAGTAGTTGCATTTGGAAAGTTCATTAAAGACAATAAAGAGTTGATTGTTTTACTTGCAAAACTTTCTGCGACGTTGTTAGTAGTTGGAGCAGCGATATTTGCACTCGGAAAAATCATTGCTGCAGCTGCTGTAATTATGCAGGTATGGAATATGACATTTTGGGGCAAGATGGGACTGTTAGCTGGGTTTACAGCATTAGTTTGGATAACTGGAGTATTAACTAACAAGTTAAACGAAGCCAATCAAGCTCTTAAAGAAATGACTACTCTTGGAAAGAAATCAAGAAAGGAAGGCGGCATAGGATCAGATACTGCAGAGTTTCGTGAAGTCAAAAGATTAGAAAACCTCATGGACCTTAACATTAAAAAACAAAAATTACTTATAAAATGGAAAAAGGCGGTACTTGGAAAAACTAGCTCATGGTCTGACGACATGATACTGGGGCCGAACATCGGTAGGGGAGTCGGTATGGTTCATGAAACACTAGAACAAGCTGTAGGAGAAATTAGTAAGTTCTTTGGACAACGAACCAGGGGGCCACATGAATGGAGTAATCGAGAAGCACGCGAAGCTGGAATACCAGGAGGAGGAGGGATATTCCTCCCATCCGAGCAGAAAATGCAAGTATGGTTAAATAAAACAGTACCTGCTAAGCTAAACGAACTTATACGAACCAATACTAAATGGCACAGGCAGTTAGTAATAGCACGAAAAGAATATGAAAAGATAACAACTCCAATTAAAGAACAAATTGCGTTAGAGAAAGAACGCAATGCTTTATTAGCTAGTGCTGGTTCAATGAGAAAGGGACAGTATCTTGGGTACTGGCGTACACCTCAGACATTATGGAGTAGTACACTTTCTCCTGAAGATCAGTCTAATGAATGGTTGAAAAAGATAACAGATAATACAGATACTCTTGTGGATACAAGTGCATCGGGACTTGCTGAACGAATTAGGCAAGGTGTCAATATGGTAGGTGAATAATGCCACAACAAACAGAAATAGAAACAAAGTTTCGCTTTAAGGTATTGGGTAGTCCATTCCTTGAAGATGCTTTATTTGAGGCTGCTGAGGTTGATAGTAGTAGGGATATAACAGGAATCTTTGCTGAAGTAATATATGATGTATTTTTAGTAACACCAACTACAGATGGTAAAACATTTCTTGAATCAGGCGACTTTAACATCACCGAAAGACCTGTATATAATAATGAGGAAATAAATGATGAGTTAATTATTGCAGCTAATACGTGGCAATTTGCTGGGTGGAGGCATCACGATAAGGCGCTTATTAAGCAGTGGCCTCCTAAATGTATATCCGATCCAAATAAACCGAATCACTGGAGAGTTACAATAAGGTATGCTCCATTGTTTATAGTGGACTTTCAAACAACACCAGTTAGAGTTAAGAAATTTGTATCAGTTGAAACAATAGGATGGGAACGTGCTGCTAATAAGGTGCTTGTAAGTAAAAATATAGGTGGCTTGGAACCGCTACTTAAAACAGCATGGCATTCAATAAATGTTGATAAAAAAGGTGTAGTTCATGGAGTAGATGAACTTGAACCGTCGCTTACATGGACTGAAAGGTGGAATTGGGGACCATTACAAAGTCTTAATAGACTAGGTTATCCTGTTGAGGAAGGGTATCAAAAAACTTTAGCTGAAAGTACTGGTACAGTTAATTATATAAAATTCAGGGGATTCCCTGCTGAGTGCGTTAAGATGCTAGGAGCTATCGGTAGATCAGGTGGAGCAATGGGTCTTAATATAGACTACAAGTTCTCATACAAACCGGAACGAGAAGTAATTGATCTGGGAGGTGAAAGTTTGCAGCTTCCTAAGTCCTGGCGTGGTGGATGGAATATAATTGACTTTGAAATACATCCATTTGATGGAGACGATTTTACACCAAGAGCAACAGTACATAGAGTTAAACTTCATAAAGCACCATCAACAGATTTTAGGGATTTAGAAATAATAGATGATCTTCCGTTTGGATATGGGACACCTCTTGACGGTAACTATTATCCGATAGATGTGAACATTGATACTGATAGGATAGGTACAAAGTGGAACCTTCCTGAGTGGGGCGTAAAACAATAAAAGGAGTTCAACATGGCACATTCTAATTTTGTAGGTGATATTCATTTCAGTGGAAAAACAACTTTCGCTGATATGGCAATTCCAGAGGATGCAGTTGGAAATGCTCAGATTGGAGCTACTGTTGCTATTCCAATTGATGCTGAGAAGGTTGAAGCACAGTGTATTACTAAGCATGTCCAGCCTAATGGTACAGCTATTGTAGCAAAAACTGAAGCAGTTCATGTATCCAGATTTGGTGGGAGTGTAGAAAGGGTAGGAGTTACCATCACTGGCGTTCTTCCAGCTGCAGCTGGTGATATTGTTACAGTTGATGTTAGAAAACACGCTGATGATGCTACAGCTGGTGTATCTATATTGTCAACTGAAGTTACAATGAGTACAACTCCAGACTTATTTAAGCCAACTTTTGCTAATTTAGATACAAATAACAATCTTGCTGTAGAGGATGTTGTAATGGTTGTTGTTACAGTAGCCACTACCGCTACAATGGGGGAAGGTGTTATAGTAGACCTCATGATTAGAGAGAATCAAGCAGCCACATGATACCTAAACAACTTCCAGGTGAACAGGTTGATAAGTCTTCTAGGACTCTTGGTGAGACCTCAGAAGCTGTTGAGCAATTTCAAGCTGAGCAGTTTACGATGGAGTGGGGCGATAGATCAAGTCCTACTACCAACAAAGGAAACTTAGTCTATGCAATGAATATGACAGGAGCTGGTATTCCTTGGTATGGAGTTATACAACTTACCAATGTAAACGACAATACTCTACCTCCACGAGCGTATCAGGGTACATTAGATGAAATTAACTTCAAGCGACGAGTTTATCTTTCAGCTGTTCTTCCTCAAGGGGAAATAGAAGGGCCAGAAAGAAATGAACTAATTGGTATTGCTCAATTGCCAGTACCAAATATAGGAGATAGCTACCACAATGCTGTTGGAAGATTTTTAGTCCAAGGAGTCACTCAATGTAAGGTCCACTATGCGAGTGAAGAAGAACTCCGTATGGAATATGCAATGGCAGCAGTGGATGATGAGGATGTTGGAATTGTTGAGTATTTAGTTCCTGCTACTCGTGGACCAGCTAGAATTCTTTGGAATGCAGAAGTTGATACTGAAGCCGCTGCGTTTGATAGTGATGGACAAACTGTTTGGTGTTTAGTGGAATTAACCCACACCCCTCGACCACACGGAATTACAATTTGTCAGGTGGCAGGAATCACGACTGGTGATCCTCCAGTTCATGATGGACCAAATGCTTTTACTGCTCCAGGTCCGATTATAATGGACTTTGGAGTTACACAAGCCAAGTGTGGACACAGCATTATAAGAAAAGAAATTCCCGCTGGTGATCTTGGAGCTGAAAAGTTTACTATATACAATGATTCTGGAAGAGCAATAACGGGATGGCTTGGATGGAATGTTTCAGTAAAAAGAAAAGGAGATGGAACAAATACTGATCCAGAAACAGAGGTTAAAGTAGAAATACTAGTTGCAACAGAAGGTGCAGCAGTCCCTGATGATACTCCAATTTGGGGATCAGTATGGGCTATTTCTACTTCAAGAAGAGGAAATCAGACTCCCACCATGAATGGAGCATCAGGATTTATGCTCATTACAATAGAGAAGGAGCAGTTTATAAAAATTAGACTAACCGGAGAGTCAATGGCACCTCCACAAGCAGCAGACGATGACCTCGATCCAGTAGACTCTGGCTGTCACCTATCCTTTTTCGACCCTGGCTGTGGCTTTGATCCGTATGAAGATACTGGAGATGGATCACCACTCTAGAAGTCACTCGTTAGAATCTCTATCTAACGCATCTTTTACATCGCTGCTAAGAAACGATGTATTAACAACTGAAACTTCTCTTACCCTCCACTTCACATACCGAGTACGTTTCTTTTCTTCAAGATGTTTTTTCTTAACCTCAGCACACCGCTGACGAATTTCCTCTTCAGTTGGATCAGGAACTCGCTGATAGCATTTACCCTTCGTCACTAAATTCCTCCGATAAACGATTTAACATCATAACTGCATTTAAGTTAATTTCAACAAGTAGTTCCTTAATCTGCTTCGGTAGAATCTTTGATCGCTTTGCCTTTTGTAGGACTTCGCCAGATAACTTCACCACATTTCTCGCATTTGATAAAATCACCTTGTTCATGTAACTGAGTCTCCTCAGAAGGTTTATCTATCAGAGTAAACTTATCTGTTTTTTCCACGATTAGTCCTTAAAAAACCGGCTGTATCGTAGAAAGTGTTAATAACTACAAATACAGCCGGCTTGACGGGAACAACACCACAATTACTCTATGATTCGACTCCTCCGTGCTCAGTCCGCGACGATGACCCTCTCCCACAACCGATCCGGCAGACACCGAGACCGCCCAGGGATCGATGGGGTGGGGGGCACAATACATTATACACCCTTCAATAGAGAAAGTCCAGATACTATCTTGAAAAATCTTGCCCCTTTTTGAGAAAATCTCTTCCCCTGTGGATTACTGTGAGTATAATACACTACCGCCCCGCTCTATTTCATCGATGAGTTGAGAAGGATTCTTAGGTGATAGCTACGCATACTTTACAGCCGTATAGTTTGTGTATATCTAATGTTTGTAAAGAATTAGGTGATAAAGCTGCATCGGCAGTTTTGTTGGCTAGTTCCTCTAAATATATTATTGTTCCAAATGAAAAAGAGTGGATTGGTATAGGGCTACTAGAGCGTGATGATTTGTTAGTAAGGAGATAATGGGGAGTGGAGCAGTTGGCAGCTCGCTAGGCTCATAACCTAGAGGTCCCTGGTTCGACTCCAGGCTCCCCTACTTTATTGATATTTATGAGAAAGTAATGTTATGTTGAATAATGTTCCAAAGACAATTGGAATTGTTGGAAGTCGTCAGCGCAATGGAAATAATGATTTACAGTGTTGTCGTGAAGCATTTGATGCTGTTTTTGAGATTGGTGACAGGATTGTATCTGGAGGTTGTTCTAAGGGTGGTGATAGGTTTGCTGAAATAATTGCGAAGGAAAGGGGTCTGACAATAATAATTCATTATCCTGATTGGAATGGGCAGGGTCGTGGTGCAGGATTTATTAGAAATACAAAGATAATGGAAGATGCTGATGTGTTAATTGCTTTAGTTGCCAATGATCGTAAAGGTGGAACAGAAGATACGGTTAAAAAAGCTATGAAACTAAGAAAAAAGGTGTTATTGGCATAATAAAAGTTTATCTTAGGTAATTACATGGCAAATGAAAAACGACACAGAAAAAGACTTAAAGTAAAAAAGTTGTTTATTGAAGCAGTAAAAGAATCCAATGAAGCAAAACAACGTATACTGGCTCGTCGCATTAGATTATTATCAGAAATGAGTAAGTCAAAGTAACAAGGAAACACTAATGGGTAAAGACCTCTGGTATCCATATAAAATTCCAGTTGTGGTATTGGCAGGAGAAGTCGGCTGTGGTAAAACATTATGGGGATTAACAGTAGATGAAGATGTACTTGATTCTGATATTGATCCTCCAGTGATAACTTGGGATACAGAGGGCTCCAGTGATACTTACTCCGCTCTTAACTTCAAACGAGTTGATTTAATACAGCGATGTGTGCAACAGTATGGAAGTAAATATACATCACAAGAAATGTATCTCACTTGGAAAAAAGATGTTGAAGGAATGCAACATGGTAAGTATTCCTTAGCTATGATTGATACAGCAACGGAAATTGAGGAAGGACTTGCATCGTATATTAAAAATCATCCAGGGGAATTTGGTTATACAGCAGGACAATTTGCTAAAGCTGTCCCTTTAATGTGGGGATGTGTAAAAGCTGAATACAAAAAAATCCTAATGGTATTAGCAGCTAAAGTGGAAACTTTAGTAATAAATCTCCACATGAGAGATGGATTCAAAGGTGGTAGACCAACGAATAATAGGATTCCAAAAGGCAAAGAAACTCTTCGAGAAATAGCAAGTTTATATCTAATTCTTGAACGTAAAGCTCCTCCTGGTAAAAAAGAAATTCCGGAGCTACCATCTGGTATTTGTAATCCTCCAAATGGGAAGTCTAGGTTAGTTGCTCTTGATCCCTCTGGCATTCTTAGACCAGTATTACCACCCTATCTTAAAGATGCCAGTCCAAATGGTATTAGGTGGTATCTTAATAATCCTCCTGATTATAATAATCTAAAGCCAGGTGAGCGTGCAGTAGCAGACATTACAATGTCAGATGATGACAGGCTATCGATGCAAGCTGGAATAGCTTCAGATCAGGCAGCAAGGGCAGCTGCTGAATTAGATGCGATGCAGCTGAAAAAAGACATACATGATGAACCGAGAGTAAGTAATACTCCAACTTCAATTCTAAATAGAGCTCTCATTATAAAAGAAAAGTTGCTCGCACTACTAACAGTAGATCAAGCAAAAGAACTGATGAAGTCAATGTTTAACGGTATGAAAGTTGCTGAGTTGTCAGATATCGAACTGACGCAGTTAGAAGTTCATATCAATTCAGTAAAAAATTAACTCAGTGGTCCAACCTCTCCAGGCCACTTATAAAAATGTATGGAGTGGAGGCAACAGAACGAGCATCGTTAACAGTTTTACACTACCCACTATTTATGGTACGCGACATTAAAGAAGCGACCACAATTCACCATTTTTTAAGGAGTCGGAAATGACAGAAGGCCAGCTATTACCGGACAATTGGAGTTTTGATGATTTGGAGGTGGATCTTTCCGGTTCCATTAAGAGCGAAGAAGATGTTCTCGCTCCGCAATTTCCAGCTGAAGGTATCTTTCATGCAGTTATCGCGGATGTTAACTGCAACAATGAAAAAGCTCCAGGGTCAGTATTTCTTGTCTTTGAGATTTTGGAGGGTAATGTTGAAGGGCAAGAAGGTAAAACTACTCGTCATGTTATTTGGGCTCCTAGCGCTGAAGCTAGAAATCCTGAAGCAGCTGTTGCACGATGGACAAAGCATGTTGCACAGTTTATGCTAGCCGTTGGTTTGCGAAAATCAGGTGAGTTTCCAAAGGTAAAGTTTACTCAAGACTTTTGGAATGCTTGTGAGGGTAAAATGTGTATGGTACGAATTACTCATTCTGAGGATACTCGTACAACGGAAGCAGGTAAGACGTATACAATGACTAATGCTAGTGTAGTACGTCCATCAGACCTCATTCCAATGTTTCACGAAAGTGTCAAGGAAGTCAAGTATGACGTTGACGCTGCAAAGTTAGCAGGTTACATATCAGAAGGATCGTCGAAGGATGAGGTATAACCTGTTATCAGCTGGAGTAGTACCAGTGTCTTCTCACGGCGTACCCCTCGTCGATGCTACAAAGGGGTGTTTGGAGTGATGGCGAAATTGATAAACGCATTACAGAGATTTAGTTGGCTACTAGACTACTGTATTAAACCTCAAAGTAAGAAGGTGTTTAGTATGCGTTTGCTAAAAGTGCATATAAAAACATGTAGGTTTGACTCCTGCTCACTCCATTTACAACAGTCGCAATAGTGTGATTTCTGCTTACTGTGATGGTAAGGGAACGATAGTAAGTGTTGTAATGGAGTCTTGGAGGTGGCTCCTGATGACTATGGTCCCGTGGCGGAAATGGTAGACGTACAAGCCCGTTAACCAGCACGGCGGTTCAGAACTGGTGAAAGTAAACAGACGTCCTCTACGATTAGCCTATGTAACTGAACAATGCAGGTTCGAGTCCTGCCGGGACCACTTTAATAATAATTTATCTTTTGGAATACTTGGTGCTTATAAAAATTAGAAGGCAGTTGGTGAGCTGTAACGGGTCCGATCCCCGGCCATATTAAGGTTACCCCTTAGTATGAGCAAGCCGATATCGAGTATTCCAACTTTAACTGACGAGGCTCTCGGTAGTAGTAAAAGGATTATGACACTGCTGCTACCGAGAGTTTTTAACTTAAAGATAAAATAGTAAAGATCAATAATTCAACTAATTAGGAATAACTCAATGAGATGGATATTCACAGTGCTCTTGAATCTTTGCGTAAGTTCAATTATGGATCAGATGAGCTACTTAACGCTATAGAGTTTATCATAGACATTTATGGTATCGACCACTATGATAAACTACTAGAAATGATTGTAGTAATAGAAAATGATAAACGACCATTGTTAAGTCAAATGATCAGCTATATTACAATTCATGGTAGCATGACAAATCAGGAACTTTCATTAGCTTTTAATAGAACACCACGATGTATTTCATTACTTTTGGGAAGTTGTAATGAAATAAAACGAGTAGGTAGAAAATGGAGACTCAAAAGTGGCTAGTCAAAATATAGTTACAGTGTCTCCTTTCACCATCCTAGTCGCCACTAACGAACAGAAACCTTGGGAGTTTACGGGTATTCCTGGGAAAAGTGGTCAAGGAAGAATGATAATAAAGAAAAAGTGGCATAATTTAGGAAAAAGTAACGGTGACTATACAATAGAAGGGGCGGAAAATAGTGATGGTACACTGCGAATTTCAATTGAGCGAAAGTCGTTGGCTGATCTATACCAAACGGTATTATCAGAGCGTGAGCGTTTTGTAAGAGAACTGGAGCAACTCAATGCTATGGAATATGCTGCTGTTATTGTAGAAGCGCAGCTAAACCAGGTAATGAGTTATATGCCAAAATACTGGGCCGAAAATGGGGTGTCTATGAGGGATCGTTTAGCTAAACAGCGATCTGTATTGGGTAGTATCTATGCCTGGCAGTTTAGATACTCAACAATCCGTTGGTGGTTTACTCCGCGAAGGTATGCTTCAGTGTTGTGTTATCGACTACTCGACAGATTTTACCAGGAGAAAATGGTATGAATATCAACATTTCAGAAGCTGAATACAATAAACTAAAAGAAATCTCACAAGTTGACAATGTAAGTAATCCAACACTTGATATGAGGGATAAAGGATTTTTAGCAACTATGATTCTCCGTGTTATCTATGCAAGTGAAGCTGAAGATGAATATCAAAGTGAACAAATAATACAAGGAACATAACATGCTACAGCAATTAGGCTTATTCCCTGGTGGTGTTGAAGAAACTGTCAAAGATGACAAATCAAGTGTTATTGATGATCTAGCTAGCAATAATAAAAAAGCTAGCTACCAGCTAAAACCTGACAGTAAATTCATTCTAACTCCAGGTGACATTTGGCTAATCAACGATCACCGCTTAATGTTTGGTGATTCACAAGACATAGATCAAGTTGGAAAGCTATGCAATAAAGAGGGTATCCAACTAGTTCACTCCGATCCCCCTTATAATGTAGGAGTTAATCCAGGAGGCAGTATAAAATCTGACATTGCAGAAGCTCGTATTGAAGATAGCGAAGCTGCAAAAACCTACTCACTCCAAGGTGACTTCATATCCACAATGGATTTTGGAAAACGCCTTATTTGGTGGTTTAGGAATATGTATACAGTACTAGATCCAGGACGCTCATTTTACATTTGGGCTGGATTTAGTAACCTAGGCAACTATCCACAAGCTCTACGCTCCGGTTGGCTTCATTGGCACCAGTTGATAATTTGGGTAAAAAGTCAAAAGGTATTAACTCGTCTTGATTTCATGGGACAGCATGAGATATGTTTCTACGGTTGGAAAGCTAAAAAAGGTTTCAAGCATAAAATACTCAACCAAACAGGAATCCCTGATGTTTGGTTTGTAGAAAACGTCTCACGCCAACACATGGTACATTTAACAGAGAAACCAGTTGCTATACCGCGTATGGCAATTGAGTACTCAAGCGACGAAGGAGAACGAGTCCTCGACTTATTCGGTGGTAGTGGCTCCACTCTAATAGCCGCTGAAGAAACAAATAGAAAAGCCCGCTTAATGGAAATAGATGAGAAGTACTGTCGAGTGATTTTAGAACGGTGTAATTATTTAGGATATGATATTAGAAAGGAGAAATGATGAAAGTATTCTTGTTCTGGATGTTTATTACGTCAGCAGTACTCCTTACCGGCTGGTTAATATCCTATTTAACAGAAAGAAAGTAGGAGAAGTCTAAATGAGAAGCAAGACTACCAACTACGTTTGCGACGTTTGCAGTAACAGTGTAAAAGTCACAACAACTACAATACCTACTGACTGGATAACTATCGTTAGGAAAAAGAAAAAGCGTGATATTTGTGCTGACTGTACAAAAGTAATTAAAGTTGAATTAGTAGAATCAAATGATGCCGAGCCATTTTAGGTGAAAAATTGGAATAGTAAATGCCCTCAAGGAAGAACTTTGAATGGCTAAAGTTAGCCGACAATATAGAAGAAAAACCTCAGGAATGGCTTTGGGAAGGTTTTATTCCCTTAGGTGGCATGACAATCTTAGCTGGTCTCCAAGGTATAGGCAAAAGCTTAACTGCTATCGACTTTGCTGCTAGAGTAACTCGTGGTCGTAATTGGCCGGATGGTTCAAAGTGCCCTGAGGGCAGTGTCTTAATAATGTCATCAGAAGATGATGAGTCAAGAACTATCATTCCTCGTCTAAAAGCAGCTCAAGCTGATCTTGAACGTATAGGACTAATTCTAGGTGCCCCCAACAAACAACGACCTTGGACAGCTGAGCACTTCGATGTAAGACACCACATCGACTTGTTCATTCTAGCAATGAAGTCTCTTAGGGATAACACTGATATATCACCAAAGTTAGTAATAATAGATCCTATTGCAGCTTTTGTAGGTGGTATAGATTCTAATAGTGAAACAAAAGTACGTTCATCTCTTGGTGGTGTTAAACAGGAAATAGCTAACGCTTTCAACACCACTGTACTTTGTGTAATGCA